GGCTCAGTCAACTCGCAAGCAGTTTAAAAATGCTAAGAAGTCCGCTGCAAAAAAGCAGCGTGAAATCGAAATGCGTGAAGCATATAAAAAGCGTATGGCAAAGAAGAAGTAATGGCTAGCAAGATTCCAAACCCACTCCTCGACGCAATCAACGCAGCCATGAAGGCTGCTGGGCAAAAGACCGTAAAAACCGCAAGCAAGTCTGCGGCGAAGACAGCGAAGAAGGCTGCTGGTCGCCCTTCTGTCACCGCTAAAAAGGCAGCGAAGAAGGCGGCAGCACCGAAGGCTGCTGCGCCCACCCGCGCCGAAAAGCAGATTCAAAACATTATGAAGCATAACCCGCAGTTCTCCAAGGAACAGGCTGCTCAGGTTGCTGGTATGTCGCGTGAGCAGCGTCGTGAGTTGAATGCTGCGCTTCATCGTGCGAAGACGGAGGCTGCTGCGGCTGAGAAAAAGGCTGGTCGCGAAGCCACACAGGCTCAGAATCGTATCGCCCATAGAGAAAAGAATGAGGCGAAGATGAATCGTTACGAGAAGTATAAGATGGAGAATCCGACGCCTCAAAAGCGTGCGCGTAAGAAGGGTGCTAAGTAATGGCTAGCAATCTTGATGATATTATCCGTCAGGCGTTAAAGGCTGGCAAGTCGGCTGCAAAGAAGACTGCTAAAAAGACTGGTTCTGCTTCGCGTGAAGCGAAGAAGGCTGCCAATAAGGCGGCTGCTGCCGCCAAGCGTGCTGAGGCTACTGCTGCTAGCCGTTCTAGCCGTGCTGAGCGTAAGGCTATCAACAGCAAGCGTTATAAGAGTATGCAGGAAACTGGTGTGGCTCAGGAATACGGTTATGGTAATCGCCGTATTACCAAGGCCAAGGAATATTATGCTGATGAACTGGATAAGATTTTCAAGGTTCTTGAAGGCACTGATAGGACGATTAATGTTTCTGGTAAGCGTCGTAGTGCGCTTCAAAAAGAACTTAAGCGCAACGAAGAATATCTTGCCAAAGAAGGTTATAAGCCTTTGACTTTTGGTGAAAAGAAGACTATTGTTAAGGATTTCCTTGCTAGTACTTCTAAGGCTAATAAGGCTGCCGAGAAGCGTTTGACTGGTTTGGTTGAGTACACCAAGGGGCTTGAGAAGTCTGGTGGTCGTAAGGCTATTGTGGACCGTGGTGCGGCTCGGGCGTTGCAGCGTGAGATGCGCAAGGGTGGCACTAAGTTGCCCAGTATTCTTTCTGATGAGGTTCGTGCGTCGCGTGCAGCGACGACTCGCAAGTTGGAAAAACTCGAAGAAAAGGCGCGCGATAAGCGTCTTGCGGACAAGGCTAAAGCAAAGATTGGTGCTGGTCGCGATGGTGGCAAAAAGCAGTCCAAAAAGATTGTTGAGCAGGAGTCCAGCAAGCGGTTGCGTCGTGCGCAGGAAGCCAATGCTAAGGATGTTGTTGACCCACGCGTAAAGAAAATGTCCCCAGAGGAGTACAAGCGTTTTAGGAAGCGTGAGGATGCAAACTGGAAGCGTTTGCGTAGCACCCCCAGCCCGTCTAATAAGCGTGGTATGTCTTCTGAGGAGTCTTCTAAGCGTTTGAAGGAACTTGGTGACCAGTCGTTGAATCGTCGTCGTGAACCGAAGTTGCCTCCAGTTAAGCGTACTACTTGGGTTCGCAACAAGGAAGGCAAGTTGGTTCCTAAGTCTAAGCGCAAGTAGTCATGGCTGCCCGTTTTAAGAAACCGCGGGACCCGCAGGAAACCAGTGAACGCAACAGAATGGCTGGACGCTTCCTGCGCGAAGCAGAAGCACGCAAACAATCTGCGCCAGCAGAAGAAAAGCCAGTTGACGAAGAATACAAACTGACCATTCAGGACTATATTAAGTATTCTCCGACGATTGCCAAGGAATTGGGCAAACAATCACCCCAGATTATTGCTGAGATGGTTAACCCTGTTGGTTCTGTCTCTGCTGAAAAGTTGGCTGGTGCTGTTGCACCTGAGGTTTCTCGGGCTATGACTGGTCAGGGTTTTAAGCCGCAGCAGTTGGGTTCATTGCAAATGAACCCAAAGTTGGCTGCTTTAGCCAGAATGGTTCCAGGGGCTACCGATGCTTTAACCAGTTCTGGTTTGGGTTCATTGTTTAGTGCGGATACCGCCTCCAAGGGGTTGAAGAATCTGATGGGTTTGTCCCCTAAGGGTATTTCTAAGGGCGACTTGGCTTGGTTGGGGCTTTTTTATGGGCAGCCAGTTAAAAGCACCAAAAAGGTCCTTAAGGCCGCTTCTAAGTTGATTCCTTAGGGAACATTGGGGCTATTATGATGAAGGGTTCTATTCCAGCGCACGCTTTGTATGGTCGTCCTGTGGACGGCTACCGCCTGTCGGCGGTTGCCGATGCCCGTATTGCTGCACCATCTGGACCGTATATTGGTCGCGGAGACAAGTGCGAAGGCAACGATGACACCTGTGGGGCAAATAAGGTGAAAAACCAGCGGTATTGTGCTGGTCATTTGAAGCAGGTTCGGGCTTTGGCTATTTTGGCTGACAAGATTGACGGGGACACCAGTGGCTTATAATCAGATGACGGCTGCCGCTTTGCGTCAGACGGTTCGAGATATCACGGATTTGGATGCCGAGGATTTGCCCGATTCGTTGTTGAATCTGTATTTGCGTGACGGTTATTACCGTATTTTGGACCTTGAGAAGCGTTGGCCTTTCTTGGAGAAAACTTTTACTTTTAATACGGTTGCTGAGCAGCGTGCGTATTCTATTTCGGCGTTTACCGCCGACCCGATGGCACAGATTGTGTCTATTGTGGATAATACGAATGTTGGTTTGCGTTTGGATATGGTTGGCTACGATATGGCGGAGACAACCTATGTGGGGTCGTATGACACTTCTGGTGACCCGCTGTTTTATGCTGTCTGGGCTGGTCAGATTCATTTGTTTCCGAAGCCTAATAATGTTCGTACTTTGACGGTTCGCGGTTATCGCGAACCTGTGGATTGGATTACGACCGAGGGTTATGTGGATGCGTCAGCGAATCTGCATTTCCCGTTGGCGTATTATGCGTGTAGCCGCGTGTATCAGCGTCTTGAGGATACTGTTATGGCGCAGGAGTATAAGCGTTCATTTGATGAGGGCGTGTCACTGGCGAGGGAAACTATTTCTAAGCCAACAAGTCATGCGCATCTGCGACTTAATGCTGGTCAAACTTCGGGTCGCCCGACTTTTAACGGCTGGTTGCAGATGATGGGTAAGAATCTGGGTCAGTAATGAGCCAGATTGCTATTACCGAAGTTTCAGATTTTACTGGCGGCTTGAACTTTCGTGCCGACCAGTTTCAGTTGGCTGCGTTCGAGTCACCTGATATGTTGAATGTTGAGATTGACCCGCGTGGCGGTGTCTTTAGCCGTGGTGGTCAGCATCGTTTGAACACTACTGCGGTGTCTGGTACTTGGAGTCCTGAAAAGTTGTATCCTTTTTATGGGGATACAAGCACTGTTATGTTGACGAACGCCAACAAGATTTGGCGTTCTACTGGCGGAAACTTCACTACGCTTCAGTCTTCTGCTGGCGTAGACATTACCTCGGTGAGTGCGCATGGTGCTTGTATGGCGCAGTGGGGAAAAACTATGTATATGGTTTGTGGCTCTGCTGGTAACGGTGGATATGTGTGGAAAACAACTGACACTTATGCTACTGCTTTAACGGCTAGCGGCAATAATCCCAACGCTTGGCAGACCACACCTGATGGTTCGCGTAAGATGCCAACCGCCGAACACATTATCGTTCATGCTAACAAAATGTTTATCGGATATGTTACCGAAGCATCCTTCGGCAACGCATCAGCAACTTATCCGAATCGTATTCGCTGGTCGTTGGAGAACTCTCCAGAAAACTGGGACGAGGATGACTATATTGATATTCAGGGTGGTGGGACTGGTATTACTGGTTTTGCTGTTGTGAACGGTCAGTTGGTTGTGTTCAAGCCCAGTGCCGTGTATTTGGTTTTGGGTTACGACTCG